AGTTACGTCACCCAGATTGCCACGATGGCGGTCGTCCCCGTGACTGACGCCGCTTATTTGACAATACTGCCCCAGATGATCGCCTACGCCGAACTTCGGATGTACCGCGACCTTGATTTTCTGTTCACGTCCGGCTCCACGACCGCTTACGGCCTGACTGTGGGAAGCCGCATCATCAACGTGAATGCCGACACGTTCCCCTACGGCACTCTGGTTGTACCCGAACAGATCAATGTGATCACGCCTGCGGGCATCAGCAACCCCGACTTGGGGACGCGCACTCCGTTGCTGCCGACCACAAAAGAGTTTTTGGACGCAACTTATGGTTCGTCCGGCTACACTGGAACCCCTATCTATTGGGTTCCGTTTGATTCCTACACGTTCTTGGTTGGGCCGTACCCTGACGCCAACTACACAGTTGAAATCGTTGGAACTTATCGTCCGGCAAGCTTGTCCACGACGAACAAAACTACGTTCATCAGCCTCAATTTGCCCGACTTGATGATCATGGCGTCTATGGTTTACATCAGCGCCTACCAGCGCAATTTCGGCCGCGCCAACGACGACCAGCAGATGGCCGTTACCTACGAGAGCCAGTACCAGACCCTCCTGAAGAGCGCACTCAGCGAGGAAAACCGCAAGAAGTTCGAGGCGGCGGCTTGGTCCTCGCAGTCTCAGTCTACCACTGCCACCCCGACGCGGGGGTAAGACATGCCGCACAGTTCCCTCAAGCTCTTGCCCGGCGTCGATCAGAACAAGACGCCAACCCTCAATGAGGCCGCAATCTCTACGGGACAACTCATCCGGTTTATCCCTGACCGGACGCTCGGCGGCCTCGTGCAGCAAGTTGGCGGTTGGACACGGTATCCAACCCCTTCATCTGCGGTGTCGATGCGGTCAATTGTGCGCGCCCTGCTGGCGTGGGAAGACACGAACAACAACTCCTATCTTGGCGTCGGCTCGGAGGGAGTTGCCGCCGGTGGCGGGTGGTCCCTGCAAAACATTAAAAAAACGGGCTCTACGGGAGCCTTTAGCCCAACTGACGACATCAGCCCGGAAATACTGACCGTCCCAAGCACAGCCGTTTCTGTCGCCACCACATATGGAAGCAATTCAGTTCTGATTACAGACACTGGCCGGGGCATCACTGGCAACGATACTGTCTGGATTAAAACTCCGATCAGTGTCGGCGGGCTTGTGCTTTTTGGACAGTATCAGTGCTATGACTACGGCAGCAGCATTGATCAATATATTATCTACGCCACTGATCCAGCAACTGGTGACGCCGTATATGCAAGCCTACCCGCAGCGATAACCGCGACATCTGGCACGGGTACTGTTGCCACATTGACGTACAATGGGCCTTATCAATTTGTAGTTGGTGAAACTGTTGTCGTGGCTGGCCTGACAGGCGGTGCCGCTGGCTACAACGGTTCGTACACTGTGACCGCTTCTGCCCCCGGAAGCGTGTCCTATGCCAACGCGACAACGTCTGCCATTTCAGGCTCTGGGACTGTCAATGATGTTGCCTTGGTCCCGTATTTTGAAACTACAAGCGGGCAAAACACTGTTACGGTAACTTTCAATGACCACGGATATTTTGTTGGCGACACATTTCCAATTTTGGTCAGCACGACCGTTGGAGGCATAACTCTTCTTGGGAACTACATAGTCTTCAGCGTCATTTCCGCCCGGCAATTTAAATTTCGGGCGACTGAAACAGCAACCTCGACGGCCTCCGCATACGAAAATGGCGGATCTGCCTATTACCTCTACTACAAGGGGACCAGTCCTCCCATTGCTGGGATAGGCTACGGAATCGGAACATACGGCGGCACCAGCCCCTTGTCTGGCTATGGCGGCACAGTTACCGGCGCAGTGCCAGCCACCCCAACGGGCACACCCATCAACGCAATTGATTGGACGCTCGATAATTGGGGCGAGATCTTGATCGCCTGCCCCTTGCAGGGCACTGCGGCAAGTCCCGCTGGCGGCGCAATCTATCAGTGGTCTCCCACTTCTGGCCTGCCTAATGCTTATGTCATCCCCGAGGCCCCGCCGGTAAATGAGGGGTGTTTCATCGCCATGCCCCAGCGCCAGATTGTGGCTTGGGGGTCAACCTTCAACGGCATTCAAGACCCGCTCCTGATTCGCTGGTGCGATGTTGAGAATTACAATTCTTGGATTCAGACACAGACCAATCAAGCCGGTTACTACCGCCTGCCCAAGGGGTCAAAGATCATTCAGTGCATTCAGGGTCCGCAGCAGGGCTTGATATGGACTGACCTTGGCTGCTGGGCGATGCAGTACGTTGGGCCGCCCTACGTCTATCAGTTCAGCGAAGTCGGCACGGGCTGCGGGCTGATTGGCCGGAAGGCTGCGGCATCCGTCAACGGTGTCGTCTACTGGATGGGGCCGAGTCAGTTTTACCGGTTGTCGGGAAATGGCGTGGAGCCAATCCGCTGCCCGGTCTGGGACGTTGTCTTCCAAGACTTGGATACGACCAACTTGGACCGGATCAGGGTTGCGCCAAATTCTAGGTTCGGCGAGATCACATGGTACTACCCGACCGTTGGGAACGGTGGCGAGAATGAGGGCTATGTCAAATACAACTACGTCCTAGACCAGTGGGATTATGGCGCTAATTCGGCTGCCAATCCATATGTGGCCCGTTCGGCTTGGATCAATGAGTCGGTTCTTGGCCCCCCGATTGGGGCAGGCTTGAACCAGTATCTCTTCCAGCACGAGACCTCGCAGAACGCCGACGGCGCTGCCATGGACTCGTACTTTCAGACGGGCTACTTCGCGCTGACCGAGGCCGATGTCCTCATGTTCATTGACCAGCTATGGCCGGACATGAAGTGGGGTTTTTATGGGATGGATCAGGGGGCAAACATCTTGCTGACGTTCTACGTCACAAGCTACCCAAACGAGACGCCCCTAGTCTATGGCCCTTACTCTTTGACGAGCGCCACAACCTACATTACTCCGAGGTTCCGGGGCCGTCTGGTCTCAATCAAGATTGAGAGCAATTCCATCAACTCTTGGTGGCGTCTCGGCAATATCCGCTACCGCGTCCAGCAAGACGGGAAATTCTTATGAGCGCCAGCCTTACAGACATACTTACAACGCAGAAGAATGGCGTCATTGCCATCAATAATTTATCTCAGGGAACGCTCCGCAGCCTTGGGACGCAGACATCTGCCACGGTGACGGCAGCCACCTTGATCCACACCGGCTCTGGCTATCTCGTGAATTTTGCAGTTGTCATCGCCGGTTCAACGGCTGGAACAATTAGCAATGCCAATGCAGTTGCCTCTGTATCGGCGGCCAATGCCCTCTGCGCTGTCCCCAACACTGTGGGCATTGTCAATGCCGGTCAGGTGTTCTCAACTGGCTTGGTAATTACGCCGGGGACTGGCCAGTCCATCAATGTCACCTATTCGGTGGGGTAATCCATGCCGCTGAAACAAGGTTCCTCTCAAAAAACGATCAGCACCAACATTGGTGAGATGATCAAGGCTGGCCACCCCAAGGATCAGGCCGTGGCCGCCGCACTGAGTACGGCGCGCAAGGCGCGGGCCGAGGGTGGCCCCCTGATGAAGGCTATGCCCGCTGCCGAGACCAGCAAGGTTCATATTGGCCCCATTCACAGCCCCGTGGCCGGTCGCACCGACCACTTGCCCATGCACGTCCCCTCTGGCTCCTACGTCATTCCCGCCGACATTGTGTCCTCGCTTGGCGAGGGCAACACCATGGCCGGATTCCGTGCAGTGAAGATGATGTTCAGGGACGCCCCGCAGGGCGCATATGCGGAGGGCGGCGGTGTCGGTGAACCCGTCCCCATCGTCGCCGCCGGTGGAGAATATGTTCTTACCCCCGACGAAGTGATGTGGGCGGGCAAGGGAGACCTTGACGTTGGCCACAGGGCGCTCGACAAGTGGATCACGGGAACGCGGCAAGAATTGATCAACACGCTCAAGAAGTTGCCGGGTCCGCGTAAAGACTAGGGGTTAAAAAAATCTCCATGCAACTTTCTAGCTGCGTCGCAATAGGCCAAGTGGGCTTCTTCTTTGGTGGCAAAACACCCAAGATAGATAACTTTTTTATTGTGCGTAATTTCTGCCTGCCAACATTTTCCGGCATTTTTCATCCATGGAAGAAGGCGTACACCTTTCAGCCCGTGCTTGTTTGTGCTTTTGCTATTTGCTCTATTTTGACCGCGTGTCGCTTCTCTCAAATTTTCAAAACGATTGTCGGATTTATTCCTGTTGATGTGGTCAATCTGGTCAATCGGCATGTTTCCAGTTACGTAAAACCAAGCCAAACGATGCGCGGAATAAGATTTCCCATCAATTTCAATGTAAATATATCCTTTGTTTTTCTTCAGATAACCCGCTTTTTGTCCAACTTTAACTTTTGGGCGTGGAGCAGCCCATTGAAATTCGCCAGTTTCTGGCGAATAGGTGAGAATAGATGTAAGGTACGAGTGTTTCATGTGTCTATTATGCCAGACCATGAATCAGATTGCAACACCGCATGAGGGGACAGTCATGCTTGAAGAACTGAATGTGAGAATTGGTACACCCGAAGACGTTCATGACATGATGGACCTTGCCCTGAAGGCTTGCGACGAGAATGGGTTTGTTGAGCCGAATCCGAAGAAGCTGCTGGCCGAAATCTGGCCCGCGCTCAATCTCGACCACGGGCTTGTCGGCATCATTCAGGACGAGGGCGGCAAGCTTGAGGGGGCCATCCTTCTCAGGATTGGAACAATGTGGTATTCAGATAGCTACGTTCTTGAAGAAAAGGCTATCTTTGTGGACCCCGACTGCCGCAGCGCCAAGGGCGGCAGGGCTCGCAGGCTCTGCGAGTTTTCGAAACGGACGGCCGATTCGCTCGGCATGCCGCTGATTATCGGTGTCCTGTCGAACAATCGGACGGAGGCAAAGATCCGTCTATACGAGCGTCAATTTGGTAAACCCAGCGGCGCATTTTTCCTGTATAATGCCACTACAGGACTGAGCAAAGGACACTGATATGGGTGGCGGCGGAAAAGGCGGCTCAAGCGTCTCATCGGTTTCAATTCCGCCAGAGGTTCTGGCGAGATACAACGCGGTCAACGCCCGCGCCGAAACTGTGGCGCAGACGCCATATCAGGCTTACAGCAACGATCCCAATGCCTTTGTCGCCCCCCTGACGCAGACGCAACAGGCTGGCATCCAGAATACCAACGCCATGGCCGGTGCGGCGCAGCCCTACTACGGCGCGGCCACAGAGCAGTTGATGCAGGCCCAGCAGGGCGCGCAGCCCGCCATGGGCTATGCCTACCAAAATCTTGGTCAGGCGCAGGACGTGGGTCAACAGTACGCCAATCAAGCGAAGCAGTATTATGGGCAGGCGCAGGGTGCGGCCCAGCCCTATTACGGCGCGGCCACTCAGGGGACGCAGAATGCGCTTCAGGCCGGTCAGGCTTTCACGCCCGCAGCCGCCGCTGGCGCTCTGGCTGGCGGGCAAGCGGTGAACGCTGGTCAGCTTCAAACTGACCAGTATATGTCGCCCTACACGAAGAACGTCGTGGAGGCGACCCAGAACGCCCTCCAGCAGCAGTTTGGGCAGCAGAGCGCGGAGCAGCAAGCTCAAGCTATCAAGGCCGGGGCCTTTGGCGGGGGCCGCGCGGACCTCCAGCGCGCCGCCCTGAAGGGCCAGCAGGCGCTGGCGCAGTCGCAGGCAATTTCTCCCCTGTATCAACAGGCGTACAATCAGGCTTTGCAGACGGCCCAACAGCAACAGGGCGTCGGCCTCGGGGCGGCGCAGGCCAACCGCGCGGCGCAGGCACAGATGGGCCAGCAACTTGCCGCACTTGGCCAGCAGGGCTACGGGCAGCAGTTGGGCGCGGCCCAGCAGATGCAGAACATAGGAAAAGACCTCTACGGCCAGAACTTGCAGACGGGTCAGGCCTTGCAGGGCCTCGGCCAGCAGCAGTTTGGTCAGGGCACGGGCATTGCCCAGCAGCTTGCCGCGTTGGCACAGCAAGGCTACGGCATGGGCGCTGGCACGTCTCAGGCCCTCGCCAACCTTGGCTCTGGCGCGCAGGCGGCTGGTCTGGCCGGGGCGCAGGCCCAGATGGCCGCTGGCGCTACAGAACAGCAGACGCAGCAGGCCGGTCTTCAGGCCATGTACAACCAGTTCATGCAGAAGCAAGGCTACCCCTTCCAGATCGCGCAGTTCTTGGCAAACATTGCCGAGGGCACTGGCGCTTTGTCCGGCAATACGACATCCACAACGATGGCGTCAGACCGCCGCCTGAAGGAGAACGTGAAGAAGGTCGGCGAGACCAACGACGGGCAGCCGATCTACCGCTACAACTTCAAGGGCGACCCCCGGACCCAGATCGGCCTCATGGCCCAAGAGGTCGAGAAGGACCACCCCGAGGCCGTGGACGAGAACCGTGGCTACAAGAGTGTGGACTACAAGAAGGCCACCGAAGACGCCATCCACAAGGACGACGGCGGCGAAGTGTCGGGCATGGAGCGGTATTCCATGGCCGCGCCCAGCAACATGCTCCAGAAGTCTGGTGGCCTCGGCGCGTTGACCCTGCCGCAGATGCGGACGGGCAGCGACATCGCCATCAAGCCCGGGGCAAATGCGGCTGAGATTGAGGCCATGCGCGCCCCCAAGGCGACTGGCGTGTCCCCCGGCTCAATTGAGGCGGCGCAGGCGCAGTACGCGAGCCTTTCGGGGATAACTCCGCAGTCTGGCGAGGATTACAAGTCCTTCGAAATGAAGCGCCTGTCTGACTTCTTGAAGCAGCACGGCGCTGAAGTCCCGACATATGGGTCATCTCAGGGCGGCCTTGTTGGGGCAGAGGGCGGCGCGTTCAGTCGCGGCGGGTACGCCAACGACGGGTACGTAAACCCCGCACTTCAGTTCTACGGCCCGCAGGGCGCAAGGGGCGGGTTTGATTTGTCCGGCCCTTACGGCGCAACTCTGTCCCCGGCGCAGGCCCGCCAGCTTTTGCAGGGCACGAAGCCCCCCGAAGACCGCCGCCCCACCGGCGTCCAGCAAGCCAAGGACATCGGGAGCCTTGGCGTCATGGCTGGCGGTGCATGGAAAGATCGCCCGGATTTCATGCGATCTGACGAAGATGTTGCTCGTAGGGGGCTGGCCGAAAAGGTTGCTGAAGCAGAACTTCAGAAAAAAGCAGAAGCCCTCGGCATTGAAATGTCTGCTGGCGGCATGGCCGAAGGCCGCCACCACTACGCCAACATGGGCTACGTCAACCCCGGCGCTGGCCCCTATGGCACAGACGATGAAAATTCGCTTGGCGCAATTCTTACGCAGCCGCAGCAGCGCCACGAACTGTTGAGGCCCAACGAGCGCCGTCAGATGCCGCAGGAGAGTGGCCTCGGTGAGGCGATGAAAATCGCAAGCCTTGGCAAAACTGGGTACGACGCCGCCAAATATGGCAAGGCTGGTCTTGATTGGGTCGGCTCAAAACTTGGCGCTGACGCGGCTGGTGAGGCCGCCAGCAAGGGCGTGATTGACTTGACGACGAAAGTACCGGGCCTTGGCGCTGCCGCCCCCGAAGCCCTGTCTGCCGCTGTCCCAGAGGCTGCTGCTGCGGCTGTCCCAGAAGTTCTGGCTGGCGCTGGCGAAACTGCTGCACTCGCCGCCCCTGAACTGATGGCTGCTGCTGAAGTTCCTGAGTGGCTGATGGCGCTTGCTTTTCTCAAAGATGGTGGCGCTGTTCCCCGCCGTCACTTTGATGGCAGCGACGGCAGCTTCGTCACGCCGCCCCGCACTGGCCGCCTCACCGGCGCAGACACCGGCGAGCAAATGAGCGACGAAGAAATGGCGGCGCTCAAAGAGTTGGCGATGAAGACCACCGTGCCGCAGAATGCTCCGAAGCTTGAGCGCGCCCC